GCAAGGATAAGGAAATACTTGTCGAAGCTTTGGCAGAAAAAGCGCGCCGGAATTTTGCTGATTTCAGCCGGTATATAGATAAGACATATCTAACACCTCCCCATCTCCAGAATTTAATTAATAAACTGGAAGCACTTGAGCGCAGAGATATAAAGCGCCTTATGGTCTTTATGCCTCCGCGGCATGGTAAATCAGAAACAATTTCTAAGAAATTTCCTGCCTGGTATATCGGTAGGCATCCGGATGATAACATCATCATGTCTTCGTATGCTTTCACCTTGGTAAGGGGATTCTCTAAAGATGTAAGAGATACAATTGAGAGCCGCAGGTATAAGACTGTTTTTGATATTTCTACTGCTGATGATTCGCGCCAGATCAAGGACTGGGATATCGCAGGGCATCGCGGAGGTTTGCTTGCTCAGGGAGTAGGTGGTGCCATAACCGGATACGGAGCGCATCTTTTTATTATAGATGACCCGTTCGCTAACCAGGAGGAAGCAGAATCTCAACTCATAAGGGAGAAAGTCTGGGGGTGGTATAGGAGCGTTGTTTTAACGCGCCTTGAGCCTAATGCTTTAGTGATTCTGGTCATGACGCGTTGGCATCAGGATGACCTTGCCGGCCGCATTTTAAAAGAAGATTCTGATTGGGAGATTATAAATTATCCGGCTCTGGCAACCGCTGACGACTTTATCGGAAGAAAAGAGGGCGAGGCTTTGTGGCCGGAACGATATCCAAGAGATGTACTTTTAAATACAAAAGAGAAGGTTGGATCCCGGGTGTGGTTTTCATTATTCCAGGGCACCCCCTTGGATCCGGAAAGCCAGAAGTTTAAGCGGGAATGGTTTCAATGGTATGACAGCCTTCCTAAAGAGAATTTTGCTTTGCCGCGCGGTGGCGGGGTAGATACGGCTACTTCTATGAAATCCTCAAATGATAATACATCTTTAATCGATGTATGCAAGGATTCTAAAGGGTTTCTGTATGTGGATGATGCATTCTGTGAAAAGATTACCGTGAGCGGATTTGCCGAGCATCTTTTGAATCAACATTCTGCAAAAGCATATTTAAAAATTAAGCTTGAAAAGAACAATGCCGGTGAGGCATTTAAGCAGCGCATCGATGAAATATCGCGCCAGCGCGGCGTGGCTATCCCGGTTGATTGCGAGCAGACTTCAACCGATAAGATGGTTCGCGCAATGGAATTTCAGCCATTTGTTGAGAACGGGACGCTTCGGTTCAAAAGAGGTAACCCAAGAATAGCGGCGCTTGTTGAGCATTTGATTAATTTCGATGGCCGCGATTCTGACATAGATGACGATATTGATGCGTTAGGTTTTGCGATCAAGGCGGTATTAGGACATGAGACTGCGGAGGTCTACACCTCAGCCCACGATGTCTATTAATGGAGGATTGAATGCTTAATCTATTTCCCAGTAGAATAGAAGTCAAGGAATTACGCAAGAACGTGGTTGAGATGCAGCACTCCATTGACATCCTGCTGGGTGAGGTCACGGAGCGCAAGTCATATGTGGGTAATTCATATAATGAATATAAGACGGCGATTGCTGAACTTGCCAAGAAATATGAAGGCACCGCGGATTGGGGCGTTTTGCAGGTGGGCAATATCATAGATTTGCGCAGCGCATTCATCATTGGCCAGGGCATCAAGCTTGTACCTAAAAATAAAGATTCGCGTGAGTTTGAGTTCATCCAGGGATTTATAGAGCAGAATAACCTCGATGAAGAGATGCCGCAGGACCTTGCCAAGGAAGCGGAAATTGAGGGTCGATGCCTGGTGAAGTTGATTCCCAATATAGAGAAGAAGCAAATTGATATTAGATTTATATCTTACTCAGTGAATGGGTACACCGTGAAGACCGCTGCTGGTGATTATCAGAAATACGAGAGCGTGGTCTACCAGGATGCGGACAGCAAGTCAGAAATCACGCTGAAGGCTGAAGAATTCGTATATAAGAAATTCGCGGGGCGCTTAAGCAAGGTCAATGACGTCATGCCAAAGACCGCTAAGGTTCTTACGCAGTGCGAAAATCTTGATAAGGCGTTATATGACTGGCGCAGGATTAATAGTTTGTTTTCTACTCCTACTCCAGTGATTGAATGCGAAGAGGGGTCAGATGCGAAAGCTATAAATGACAAGATATCGGCTATCAACTGGAAGATAGGCAAGTTGCTCATCCTCGCCAAGGCGAAGTTTACTCTCACGGGTGCGGATGTCGCAGGCGCTACCGCCTTAGAGAAAGAGATCATCGCGCTGGCTAAAGTTATATCAGGTGCAACCGGCGTACCTGTGCATTTCCTTGGGTATCCGGATTTGATGAGCAATCGCGCAACAAGTACCGATTTGTTTGAATTCATAAACGCTTCTTGTAGTAAAGAGCGCAGCATCTGGACTGGATTTTATGAGGAGTTATTTTATAAAGCCTTGATCATGGCGCAGCAATTTCAAACTGGCTATGATCCGGACAAAAATGGCGTTAAGGCGCAGATACTTCAGGTTACGGAAGCGAAGCTGCAAGAGTTAGTGAGTGTGTGGCTGCCTTTATATAACGCCAATGTAATAGATTTGGATTTAATGCTGAGTCATATTCCGGATGCGGATCCGGAGAAGATCAAGAAGGCTAATGAGGAAAGCGCAGTCAAAATGCTGGATGCTATTAAGAATCAAGAAAAGAATGCACAAACACAAGATCCTAATGCGCCGGGCGCACAAGGAGGGGCACGACAATGAAAAAAATAATCATCAGGGCTGAACTTCAGAGCCTGGCCAAGCGAGAGATACTTGAGATGGTCCCGGTTGATACTATCGCGCGTATCAAAGAAACAGATCCTAAGCCTGAATTTAAAGTTTTCTGCGTTGGGCATGATGGCGTGGCTAATGCCCAGGAATTGTCATTTGGCAGAAAAGTAGTCAAGGCTTATCACTATGTAAAGAATATGATATTTAGGCTGGGTGAGAGGTTGCAATATGGCACTCCGATATTTAATAACCACGGGGACACGAACGACCATGCCGGCCGCGAGAAGATAGGTGAGCTGGTAGGAAAATCTGTCAAGATGGTGGGTGACAAGCTGAGCGCCCTCGCGGTTACCTATATATATCCGCAGTTTAAGAATCTTTCTTTGGATGTGGCTTCAATAGAGGGCGAAGTCGAATATTATGCCAAGGGCAACGATAGCGGTGATGTGATAGACATTAACAAAATAACGGGAATAGCGTTGGGGTCGTCAAAGGTGAACACCCCTGCATTTCCCGGGGCTACGCTTTTGGGAACGCTTCAGGCATTCTCAAAAGACGCGCAGTTTGACCGTAAAACGGAGGAGAAGATGACAGTAGCAGAGATTATCGAGGCGATTAAAGAAGTGGGGGCGAAAGTAACGGATTTATTTACTCCAGAAGAAATCGTGGCATCTGATCCGGCGAAGAAGGCAAAGCAAACGGAGTATGAGCATGCCAAGAGAATAGAGGAATCGCTGGGCAAAGAACGCGAGAAGGTTATTACGCTCACCAAAGAATTAGGCGAGAAAGACACCAAGATCAAGACGCTCGGCGAGGTAGTAAGCAGGACGCAGGTTGGCACATTGTTCACGAAGTCGAACGATGCACGCAAATTTAACGATAAGCAAAAGGCATTTATAGAACGCAGGCTCGGGTCCTTTAAGTCGGAGAAAACAGGCGATGAGCTTCAGTTGGAATTCGATAAATATCTCGATACAGAGATTAAGGAATTCGGCGAGTATGCGAAGGTCATGGGGCTTAAAGTTGAAGATGCCGCAGCGGCACCTCCAGCGGCAGGCGCGCCAAATACAGACGGACAGGGCGGTGGCACGAATTTAGATGAACCAAAGAATAATGATTTTATACCGACAATCTAACGAGCGAGAAGCTTGGGGGTACCTGCTTCGATGAGTCCTTAAGGAGCGGAGAGATATAAGGACAGTAAAAGGTAAATTAAATCAAGGAGGATTAAAATGAGTGAAGCAGCATTGAAATTAAGATGTGCAGATTTTGAAACGCTCACGATAACCGCGGCCAGCCCCAGCACATATGTGAAGGGGTTTCTGACCAAGGTTGAAGATACCGTCTGCGTAGTCGTAGACGATATCGCGGCCCTGGCAACAGGCGAAGCGGTGTACAGAGCAAAGAAGATCCTGCTCCCGAAGAGAGTCGGCACGACTGCTGTATTCGCGGCAGGCGATAAGGTGTATTACAACGGCAGCGTGAATAAACTCGACGTCGCTACCACTTCCACATATACGCTTTGTGGAAGGGCATTAGAGGCAGCCGGTGCAACAGCTACCGAGGTGTTGGTAGATTTCAACGGCGCGTGTGCAGCTTAACTTACTCGGGCTGAGATAGCCCACAGGGATATAGCTATTTAATTTTTCACTAAAAGGAGGATTCAATGAAAGGTAGAATTGTAGCCGACTGGACGAAGGTCAATTTTTCTGACCGCGCTCTAAGGGCCAAGGTTGTGGGTGCTTTGCAGCACTTCATGCTTCAGCCTGCTGCGAAGGATGGTCTGCTTCGCAAAGCATTTCAGGCATTCGCGACAAAAGGTGATTTTCCCGCAGAGATCCTGCAGATACTCGAGAAGTTCCACGCAACATTGGACTATGACTTAGGGTACGAGCAGATTTTCGACATCAGGGATTTCACCGGTACCAATGAGTCAGGTTTCAAGATTCTAAGCGTTGAAAGCGGCCTCACCTTTGCCAAAGTTCTTACCGGAGCGAAGGCAAAAATATTCAAGTTTGGCGGAGAGGTTGCAGAGGTAACGTTCGATATGTACGGTGGCGGCCTGAATTGGGACCGCAAACTTATCGATGACCGTCAGTATTGGACGCTGGAAGACAACGCTATAGCGTTCAGGAACAAGGCGTATCAGTCTAAAGCTGCCGCATTTTACGCGCTGATTGAGGCTGCGGGCGCTGCATCTGGCAATATTCAGAGTACCTGGGCAGCTGTAACACCGGCATCCGTCGCTACATCAAATGAGAATTACGATTCGATTCGCGATATCAACACCATCAATGCCGCTGCTCTGGCCATCGGTACAGACCTGAAGGATAGTGGTATGGGTCTTACGCCAAACAGTGAGTTTATCATTGTTGCACCGATTGCTATTAAGTCTCGTATTGAAAGAGCCTTAAAGATGATTCAGCAGCCGGTGGTTGGATCCGGAGGACGTGTAAATTTTAACTTCCGGGCTATCTATACCTTTATGCTTGCCAGCAACTCTTACTATTATGTTTGCTTCCCGAAGGCGAAGTGTAAAGGCGGCAACAGAATGGACCTCACCATATTCGATAAGTTTGATATCGAGTCCTATGCGGACACGATGGTTGGCTGGATGAGGTATGGTGGAGCAGTCGGAGATACAAATCAAATCGCACGTTGTGTACTTGCTTAAGTAACCTGTGGGTCGGGAGTGTAAAAAGCTCCCGGCCTACTTTCTAAGTTTCCCGGACGGGGAACAATTAAGGAAATACTTATGGTCATGAAGGTAGTGCGGATGTGCGATGTCAAAAGCGCGGAGCAGAGAACCGTTGAAATAATGAATGATCTTACGGACAGCTCTGGCAACCTGAGAAGTAATAAGCGCATCCAGGATATCTTCCCGAAGGATATCTGGAAGGGCAAGCGGTGTTTTATTATCGGCGGTGGGCCTTCGCTTAAGGGATTTGATTTCAGCCAACTTAAGGGCGAGCTGGTCATCACAGTTAATCGCGGCCTTGAGGTATGCCCGTTTTCTGCGATCAACGTATGCACGGATGCGCGCATATGGGGATGGTACGAGAGCAGTAAGGATTTAGGCCCCGAAGCGACAGAGAAATTCCGGTCATACAAAGGCTATAAAGTATGGCTTAACGTCCAGGCGTTTCCTTTTCCTGAGGATATCTATACGATTAATCCGCTGGCCCCGACTGATTTCACTTTCCAGGAATATTACCGGGGCATCCCGATATATGGCAACTCAGGCGTTAACGCTATCATGCTTGCTGCTTGTCTTGGGGCTAATCCTATTTATCTCTTGGGTTTTGATTTATACGGAGTAGATGGCCATCTTGCTAACTATCATTCCGGGTATCCGGAGAACATGGGCCAGAGTGACGAGCTGTATAAAGTTTTTCAGGAAGATTTTCACGCGGCTTCATTACAACTTAATAATCATACCAAGGTCATTAACCTTAATCCTAAAAGCAATCTTAAGTATTTTGAGTTCGGTAATTTTAAAGACATCCCGAAAATAAAGCGGCCCGTCATAGTTTCATTCTATACCGAAGAGTATGAGGCGGCGGCTAAGGCGATGGAGCGCTCTGCTATTAAATTCGGACTGGAGACAGATATTGTTCCTGTAAAAAAAGAAGGTTCCTGGCTTAAGATCATGTATAGGCGGGCTAATTTTGTCAAAGAAATGCTGCTTAAATATAAACGCAGCATAGTGTGGCTTGACAGCGATGCTTTGATCATACGCTATCCGGAATTATTCGATAATCAAAACGCGGATTTTGCTGTGCATTTCCTTAAGACGGCAGAGATATATGGCGGGGGATATCCTTATGAGAAAGAGTTATTGGGCGGGACGATGTTTTTTAACTATACGCCTAAAGCTCTCGAACTCATCAACGCCTGGATAGAAGACAACATCAAACATCCAAACATGCATCTATCGCAATGGGTGCTCCAGGATACCGTAAAGAATTGGGATGGCAAGATATTTGAGTTTCCTCCTAGCTATACGCAGATATTCGACACGATGGCCAGGTATGGCGAACCGGTAATTGAGCATTATGTATTCAG